GCTTCCTGGCTCTTTCCCCTGACCAGCGCCAAGCTGAAGTTGCGAAAGCTGCTGAAGCCAACTCGGTGGTCTACACCGATTCCGAAGGTGCCGAGTATCGCAAGTCGGACGACGTCCGTCTTGTCAACCTCGCCAAGCGTGGTGATGCTGAGAAGCTGAAGCGCGAAGAAGCTGAGGAGAAGGCCAAGAAAGGCAATCTCGAGAAGCGTGCTGCTGAACTGCAGTTCCTCCCGGGCACCGTCGACGTGCGCATGAGCATTCTGAAAGGGATCGATGCGCTGCCCGTCGCCGAGCAAGCTCCGGCTCTTGAGGCTCTGTCCGCGCAAAACGCTGACATGGCCAAGGCGTTTGAGCGTGCCGGAACCTCCCTGGTTCCTGCCTCAGGCGATCCGCTCCAGGCAATTGCGAAGTCGCTTCGCGTTGCAAACCCGTCCCTCTCAGAGCACGAGGCTATGGCCAAGGCTCTGGAAACTCCCGAAGGCGAAGCGGCATACGCTAAGTCTCTCGGCCTTTGATCTCAAGGAGAAACTGAATCATGGCTACTTCACAGAGCGTCAAGCTCATCTCGGGCATCGCGGGTTCGGCCGTCTCGGCCTACCGTCTCGTCACTCTTGCCGCTGACGGCGCATACGACCACACGGGTGCCGATGGCGCTCCTGATGGTGTTTCCGCTGAGACCGTCGCCTCTGGTGGCGTCCTCGGCCTGGCTCTTCCTACTGGCGCTGTCGTCAAGATGGAATGCGGTGGCACTGTCACCGCTGGTGGCAAGCTCGAGGCTATGGCCGGCGGCAAAGTCCAGAACTATGCGGGTAGCGTCGGCTCTAGCTTCGTGGGCAAGGCCCTCACGGCTGGCGTTGATGGTCAAATCATCTCCGTCCTATTCACGGTCGATCTCGACCAAGTCGCCTGATCGTCAGATCGGAATAACAAAGGAAAACATAAATGCCTTTCTCACAACCGTCGCGGTCTGACGTTCACGTCGATGGCCCACTTACCAGCGTCTCGCTTGCGTTCATTCAAAGCGCAGACGCCTTCGTCGCCGATCGCGCGTTCCCGCGTCTCGGTGTCGCGAAGCAGACCGATACGTACTTCACGTACGATCGTGGCTACTTCAACCGTGCTGAGATGCAAAAGCGAGCACCTGCCACTGAAAGTGCAGGCGCGAACTATAGCATCTCGACCGACAGCTATGCGGCTGAGGTCTGGGCGCTCCACCGGGATATCGCGGACCAGATCCGTGCCAATGCCGACTCGCCGATCGCTCTTGACCGGGAAGCTGCTCTGCTTCTCTCCGGCCAGGCGCTTCTGCGTAAGGAGACCGAGTGGGCTGGTACCCACTTCATCACTGGTGCTTGGACGACCGAACGCGCAGGCGTTGCGGCGACTCCCACTGGTACGCAGTTCCTTCGCTGGGACGACGCTGCTTCGACCCCGATCGAGGACGTCCGCCAGGGTGTCCGTTCCGTGCACCAGTCTACGGGTTTCCGCCCGAACAAGATGGTCGTCGGACGCATCGTGTACGATTCGCTTCTGGACCACCCCGACATCGTCGGGCGTCTTGACCGTGGCCAGACCTCGGGCACGGCAATGGTCATGCGGGAAAACCTTGCAGCTCTCTTCGAGATGCAAGAAGTCCTCGTGATGGACGCGATCCAGAACACCGCTGCTGAAGGCCTCACCAATGCGCATTCGTACATTGGCGGCAAGCATGCGCTTCTGATCTACACCCCGCCTGCTCCGGGTCTCATGATCCCCTCCGCTGGATACACGTTCACTTGGACGGGTCTCCTTGGCGGTGGTGCTCTTGGTAGCCGGATCTCGCGTATGCGCATGGATCCGCTGAAGGCGGACCGCATCGAGATCGAGATGGCGTTCGACCAGAAGAAAGTCGCGGCCGACCTCGGCGCGTTCTTCCTGAACGCGGTCAGCTGATCGAACAGCTGGGCCTCATGTCTTACCTGTGACATGGGGCCTGGCTCCTCCCCACCCTACACCCCCACGACGGAATAGAACAATGAGCAAGATGCGACACTGGAAGCAACGGTTTGATCCGACGGCCAAGATGGTCTTCCGCAAGAGGCGGAAGTTCGCTTTGGGTAAGGATGGATACATGAGTCCAGGTGATCCCGTCACCGACGAGATCATTACTGCGCTTGGGCGTCACCGCCTCAAGATGTGGTGGGAGGCTGGCTACATCGAGCTGGCTGGCTACGAAGCTCCGAAGCCTCACGCGGTTCTACAAGCTGAGCAGCACGCTATTGGCAATTGCCTGGATGGTCCTGACTGCTCTCCTGAGCCGCTCGCCCACATAGGGGGAGGTTGGTACGACGTGACCCTCCCGGACGGCTCCATGGAGCGCGTGCACGGCAAGAAGAAAGCTGAGCAGCTGCTCGCCGGGGACTCCGAGTGACTAACATCCGCGTCGTAATCAAGGCTCTCGAAAGCGTTGCGGAGCAGGTCATCAAGGCCATTGCTCTGGACATCGCTGCGAACCTGCGACGCGCACCATCGGAAGGTGGTACTCCTGTTGATACGGGCTGGGCCAGGGCGAACTGGCAGCCTCGTATCGGCTCGCCTGCCACGGACGTGGTAGGCACTCCCGAAGCAGTGGGCACCGCCAAGGCTGCACAGGAGGCGGGACTCGGGGCCTTGCTTGTCTACAAGCTGGCTGCCGGACCGGTCTATATCACGAACAACGTTCCGTACATCACCCGCCTCAATGAAGGCTCCTCCGGGCAAGCGCCCAAGGGGTTCGTTCAGCGAGCTATCCAAGAAGCAGTCAATAACGTGAGGACTCTGGTATGACATCTGTGACACTTACCGAAGCTCGCGAGGCTATCTATCAGCGTTGGGCAGATAATGCTCCGCTTGCTAACTGGACGCTTGCAAACGAGAAATACACCGCGCCCAACGACACTCCGTGGGCTCGGGTTACTGTCAATCATGAGAACGGAGAGCAAGACTCTCTCGGACGGATTGGCCAACGTAAGTTCCTGCGTCGGGGCAGGGTCCTTATCCAACTGTTTGACCAGGTTGACAATGGCTTGCAAGACCTCGACGTTCTTGCCGTTGCAGCCCGAGCAATCTTTGAGGGAGTAACCTTTGCAGGTATCTCGTTCATAGGTGCCGACATTCGCGAATCGGGGCAGGATGGCGAATGGTATCAGATTCTCGTAGATGCCTCTTTCGACTACCAAGAAACCAAGTAACCTAGGAGCCTACCATGGCACGTTCACTAACCAACAATGCCGCTATTGCGGTCGCGATCGAAGCATCGATCGGTGCGCTCCCGGCGACTCCTCTTTGGATCAACCTTGAGCCCAACACCCTCGGAGCCTATGGCGCCGAGATCACCACGGTTCCCCGGAATCCGATCTCCAACACTCGCCAGGCCCGAAAGGGTTCGGTGACGGATAAGGATTCAAGTGTTGAGTGGGAAGGAGACCTCACTAAGCATCACGTCCTGACGTTTATCGAGGGGTTCATCTTTGCCCAACGAGCAAACAGTACGGTCCACGAACGCATCCAGGCAGGCGCTAACTACGAGAACCTGAATGCGGTCAACGGTACCAGCGCGTTCGCGCATGATGCAATCACCACGGCAATCCCGGCTGGTACGCTGGTCTTCACCCGAGGCTTTGCCACGGCTGCAAACAACGCGCTCTGGGAAGTAGATGCCTCCAGCACCACGATCCTGACGATCTGTACGGCTGCTCCTACGACTGAGACGCCTGCCATTCTCACGGGTGCCCGCCTCGACGTCTGCGGCTTCCGGCTCACTGATGGAGTTTGGGACGACACTGCGAAGACGCTGTCCAGTGCAGCCACTGACCTGACTACGCTCGGTCTCAGTGCTGGCGGAATGCTGCGCGTGGGCTCGGGACTGAACGCGCTCACGGGTGGGCAAGTTGTCGGCCGGATTGTCTCAGTGACTGCTGCGGCGATCACGCTGGACAAAGTCGAGAACCTCGGAGCCTCCACCCTGAACGGTGGCGGTAACGTGACGGCGAACGATGTGGACCTACTCTATGGTCCCTACATCCGGAACGTCTCGGTCTCGGATACGGACTTCATCGAACGCTCCTTTCAGTTTGAGCTGACGTACAACAATCTCCAGCTCCCGGACCAAACGGGAGACGAGTACGAGTACGCCATCGGCAACCTCTGCAACGAGCTGACGCTGAACCTGCCGGGCCAGGACAAAGGTACGATGAGCTTCGGCTTCATCGGTACCAACTCCGACAACATCACGACCACCCGCAAGGGTAACACGGCGAACGCTGTGGTGCCCATCCAGACGGGTGCGTTCAACACCAGCTCCGACTTCGCCAGGCTCAACCTGTGGTCGACGGCTGAGTCTGACCTGGGTACATGCTTCAAGACGCTGACGCTGACGCTGGGCAACGAAGTGTCCCCGGAGAAATGCCTCGGTACGTTGGGCGCATTGTTCATGAACACTGGCAACTTCACTGTTAGCCTGGATGCGGAACTGCTATTCACCGACAGTAACCTCGCCCAAGCTATCATCGACAACGAGACCGTCACCTTCGATGTTCTCATGCAAAACGACGATGGTGCTATCGCTCTGGACATCCCCAGCCTTACACTTGGCGGTGGCGCACGGTCCTTCCCGGTAAACGAATCTATCAAGATCTCGGTTACGGGTTCGGCCTTCCAGGACGCAACTCTCGGGACGAGTATCGGGGTCACGGAATTCCCGTACTTCCCCACGGTCGCCTGATCTAAACTGAAGGGGTGGTGGGCTTTGCTCACTGCCCTCTCACCCCAATCCCCCAAAATCCAATGACTGATTTCAGCCACCTCAACTCACTTCGCATCAAGGACGATGCGACTCAGCCCTATACGTTCTACCGCATCGGCGGCGAGCCTACCCTCGACTGCCGTCCGGCTCATGAGAGCAACCGGGACTTCTTCAACGCTGCGCTGAAGGCCAGCAAGCAGGCGTCCCGCCGAACGAACAGCCGCAAGGGAGCGACGCCCACGCAGGAGACCATCGACGCTGCACGGAAAGAGGATATCCGCCTCTTCGCCCTCTGCGTCGTAACGGGTTGGTCCGGTGTCCTGGACAGCAAGGGAAACGAGGTCGAGTTCTCCCGCGAGAACGTCGAGGCATTCCTAAGTGCAATCCCTTCGGACATGTTCACCGAGCTCCGTACCTTCTGCCTTGACATCGACAACTACCGTGACGTCGACGAGATGGATATCGAGGAGTTTGAGGAGCTGTCGGGAAACTGACAGGACGGCTGCTCTGGGAGTTGGACTATGATGGAAAACGTCATGCCATTGAGCAGCACTACCGTCTGAAGAGAACTCTCCCAAAAGGGTTGCAGGATATGGTTGATGAAGAACCTGAGCTGCTCTCCATCGAAACCTACTACTTGTCTGCATACTGGAATCTCTCCTCGGAGCGAAACGGGTCTAATTCTATCCCATGGTCCAAGATTGTGGAATATGGCGAGCGTTCTGGGCTAGACTCTACTATGATCAGTGTGTTGGTAACATTGATCCGTAAGCTGGAATTCGACCACAACAAGTGGGTGAATGGTGAGCGGACACGCAAGGAGATGGTCGACCGCCCTTCTCCCGCACAACGTGCCAAGACTATGAGCAACAAACGTGGTTGAGTTCACCATCAATGTCAAGATCGATCCGTCTCGGGCCAAAACTGGTTCGAAGACTGTTCGTCAAGAGCTTGGCAAAACGGAGAAGAAGGCCAACGCATTGGGAGGTGCTCTCCGTAGAGCCCTCGCTGTAATCGGCGCAGGCGTCCTTATCCGGAACGCAACCAAGACCCTGGCCAGCTTCAGCCAGGAGATGTCCACCGTGGGCGCTATTGCCCAGGCGACGGGTGCGGAGTTCGACACGCTCCAGGAGAAGGCGATCGAGCTGGGAACAAACACCCGGTTCTCCGCCACCCAGGCTGCTGAGGGTATGACCTTCCTGGCACGTGCTGGCTTCAATACTGGGCAGGTGCTCGGCACGATCGAAGGAACGCTACAGCTCGCGCAGGCGGGTGCGCTCGGGTTGGGCGAAGCGGCCGATATCACGTCGAACGTTCTCAAGGGTATGCGCCTCGAGGTTTCAGATACTGCTCGGGTCGTGGACGTCCTGGCCTTCGCCGCGAACAACTCAAATACCACGGTCAGTCAGCTCGGTCAGGGTCTCAAATTCGTCGCGCCCATCGCCGCTGGCTTGGGCGTGAGCCTTGAAGAAACCGTGTCTGCGATCGCCGCTCTGTCGGACGCTGGCCTCCAGGCATCTACTGCAGGTACAGGCCTTCGTACGGTCATGGCCAGGCTTGAGCAAGGTGGACCTGCGCTGCGGGCTGCGCTTGCAGGTACGGGTGTCAGTATCGACGAGCTGAAGGTATCCTCCGTGGGCCTTGAATCAGCGCTTGCAGCTGCGGGTCGCGCAGGAATCCTCACGGGTGAGGCGCTCACCGTCTTTGGGCAGCGAGGCGGTCCTGCGTTCGAGGTCGTACAGGCTGCAGGTAAGGACATCGAGGAGTTCACCAAGAGGCTACGAGAATCGGGAGGTACAGCCAAGCGCGTCGCCGATGCGATGGACGATAACCTCAACGGTGCCATCCTGGCAACGAAGAGTGCGTACGAAGGCTTGATCCTGAGGCTTGGCCAGAACGGTGCCCAGGGTGCTCTTCGCAGCTTCTTCGACACACTCACGAGCGTACTCCGAGGTGCTGCCGATAACATCGAGGAGTTCATCCGAGGACTGCAAGGACTGGCGTTTGTGCTAGGCACTACGCTTGCACGAAAGGCACTTCCGGCTGTCATTGCCCAACTCAAAGCTCTAGGTATCGCCATCGCCTCGAACCCCATCGGAGCTCTGGCCACCGCACTCACCCTCGCTGTAGGTGCAGCCATTGCGTTCCGGGAAGAGCTCACGTTGACCTCGGACAGCGCCACTACCCTCGGCGACGTACTCGGGGCCATGTTCGACCAAGCTAAGAAGCTGTTCGACGATCTGTCGCCGCTTATCTCGAGCCTCGCAGACACGATCAACGATACCCTCGGCGGTGCGTTCGAAGGATTCCAGCTCGACCTTCAAACGGTACTGCTGGGGATCGGCGTGTTCGTTGATACGGGCATTGGTATCCTCCTTGGATTCGGGAATGCTGCTGTTGCGCTCTTCAGCGGAATCGGCCCAGCTATCGGCTCGGCGTTCTTCGTTATCGTCAATGGTGTCATCAACCTGATCGAAGGTGGTACCGACCGGACCCGAGCATTCTTCAACGCTGTGGGCACCACGGCGAAGATCCTCGGCGGCCAGATGCTGATCTTCTTCAGCGAACTGAACATCTCCCTGACGCAGCTCGCGCAAGGTAACATCGAGGGTGCCGCCACGACGGCCAGTCAAGCCGCTGACCAGCTCCAGAGCCAGCTCGGCGGTATTGGTACCACTTTCTCCAACAGCTTCAAGGGAGAGCTGAGGAAGCTTGAGGGTGAACGCCTGCTCGACGAGATCGGCAACCCGTTCAAGGGTAAAGGTGAGGAGCTTGCCGAGGACCTGGTTGCCGGATTCAACGACGGACTGGACTTCTCCGGCTCGACCGACTTCATCCTGGCTTCTCTCGATACGGCCAACGCCCAGCGGAACCAGGCGGATGCTGCGGCCAATCTGGCTGCTGCCCAAGCTGCAGCGAATGAAGCGGTCATTGCTGGGCTCCCTCCGATCGAGGAGCTGAGCGAGAAGACAGAAGCAGCTGCGGTCTCCACAGAGGTCCTCAACCGTTCGATGGGCGAAGGCCTGCGCGACGGGTTACAAAGTGCGGTGCAGGGTATCACAGACGTCGGAGGGGCAGCTGAGACGCTGCTCGTGAACGGCTTCGGAAACGCTGAAGATGCGCTGGTAGATTTCATCACCACGGGGGAAGCCGACTTCGGCGCTTTCGTCGATAGCCTGATCTCGGACATTGCTCGCCTCCTCGTGAAGCAAGCTCTACTTGGCATCCTGGGAGGTACAGGCGCTCCGGGTGGGGGTGCAGGTCTTATTGGCTCCCTATTCGGGGGAGCCCGAGCTGCGGGTGGTCCCGTCAATCCCAACCAGGCTTTCCTCGTCGGCGAGGAAGGTCCCGAGATGTTCGTGCCTCCCGGAGCGGGCAACATCAAAACGGCAGCTCAAACCTCGGCAGCCTCAGGTGGGCAAGGGGCTGCAGTTGCTGCTCCCCCTGCTCCTGTGAATGTCACGGTTGTGAACTCATCCTCACCGGAAGACACGATCAATGCCATGGGTAGCGCCCAAGGTACGCAATTGATCATGAACGCCATCACCCAAAATGCTACGGTAATCAAGAACGCCCTTCAGTAATGGTATTCAACAGCGGAACAGGAATCACGGACCATATCGACATGCTGGATAAGCTTGTCGAGGTTATCACATCTCGGGCGCTCACTACAGTAGCTGTCGCTGGGGGCGGATCTGGTCATGCGATCGGGGATGTTATCGGCATCGCATCTGCAGGCTCCACGTCTACGATCGTCGCACAGCTTGAGGTGACTTCGGTCGCCTCGGGTGTCATCGACGGTATCCGGGTGTTCCGAGGTGGGGCATACTCTGTGGATCCAACCAACATCCTGACCAACGCCCAGTCGTCCACTACAGGATCAGGTACTGGCGCCACGTTTGTTCTGACGTTCTCGGCTGCTGCCTGGAGCGTCAACCGCAGAACCAAGCAGGCTGCCTCGGCGGCAATTGGTACGGCAGGTACAGGCTACACTGTGGGGGATGTACTGACCGTAACGGGTGGTGTTCAGGGTGGTGCAGGTGCCGATGCTACCTTCACGGTGGCCACCATCTCGGGAGGCGGAGGTACGGGTCCCGTAGCCAGCGTCACAGTCACCACAGTAGGCAACTTCGAGGAGGTCCCGGCCAACGATGTACTGGTCACGGGAGGCACGGGAAGCGCCTGCGAACTGACGGTCACCTGGGCCACGGCCACCAAAGCCGAAAACGACGAGCAGGTGTGTATGCTGGAAGGCTCCGGATTGGCAGGGGCTGACGAGGTCCACGTCATCATCCGACCGTACTCTATCGCTTCAGGAGTTGATACCGCATTCAACTGGCAACTCCTGGGCGCTACGGGATACAACGCTCTCCTGCCCATCCATACGCAGACCGGAGTGGACCCCACCCAGATCAATACGGGAACCGGAGCACTGCCCACGACCGACAAGGGGTCGTACCTGGTCCTCAAAGACGACGACGCCAACCCGGATATCTCCTGGTGGATCAACCACAACGGAAGGCGCATCATCCTGGCCTGTAAGGTCGAAGGCTCAGGCACGACCCACTACATGTCAGCCTACATGGGCTTCCTGAACCAGGCTGCAACTGATACGGAGTATCCGTATCCACTCTGGATTTGCGGCACGACGAACGACCGAGACCGCATCTGGACAGACAGTACAAACCTCACGGGGGGAATCGTCGAGGTCATCGGATTCGGATCTAGTGACCCCTCAGGTCCCGGCTATGTTCGTAAGCCCGACGGGACCTGGCGCTCTCATGTCTCGGAATCAAGCAGCAGCGGAAGTATTCGTAACGTCGAGACTGAGTGGGGCATCTGGCCATTCTTCAATAGTACAGGACTAAGTGGTTCCGAGCAGACTGTCTCCAACGCTTCGGACGTAGACTGGTCGGGAGGTACGCATGATATCATCCCATCGACAGGCGTGCCCGGCACCGAGAACATTCTCCTCAAGCCCACTCCAGGCACAGGAAGCGACTACTACTTTATGGTTGTTCCCTTGGTGGCGGAGCAGGAGTCCGGAACATTCCTTACTACAGGCTTCCATATTCGCGGCGAAATTGATGGAGTCTTCTGGTTCTCTCGCGGCAACAACGCAGTCGTAAGTGAGGACCGCTTCGTCCTCGCAGCCAAACGCTACCTCATCTTCCAGAACGGAAACCGCACCCAAAACTGGTCCTACTTTGCAATGGACGAAGACTAATGGCTTATCAAACAGGATCAGCAACCGATCTCGGCGATCTACTCTCCAAGCTCGATACGTTCATGGTCGCCAACGGATGGACCCAGGACGACTTCGACGATGGAGCTTCGGCAGCTGCGCAGGGATTCGCGCAGTGGAATAAGGGCAACGTCCACGTCGGGGTGAAATGGGTAGCCAACGCACCCAACAACATGAGCATCCATCAGGCTCTAGGTAATGGCGGATCAGTTTTCCCTGGAGCCCACACCGACGACTCCGGAAACGGATATAACGCAGCTTTCGGAAGTGATTCGAACCTTGATGATGAACGCTGCGTGAATGGCATCGGCGATGGGCCATTCGTCAGTTATCACTTCTTCGAAAAGGACTCGGGTCCTGCATACGTGCACGTGGTGGTGGAGATCTCGTCCGAGACGTTCCGCCATTTTGGTTGGGGCACTATGGAGAAGTTCAACGACTGGACCGGCGGCGAATACTGTTTTGGCCACTTCGCGGACGAAAGTACAAACAGTGGACCAGCGGACACCTCCGCATCAGTTCCATTCGATGGCATCGCGACGTCAACCAGCCCACTGCGCAACGCCACGATCCACGTCGAGGGCTTCGCACACCAAGGAGCTTCCGAGAAGTGGATGACCCATATCGGAGGCGCCACTGTGGATAGTGCAAGCTTCAACGACACCGCAGGTAACGCCAAGCGTGTCACGTTCGGAGGAAACCGCGGAGGTCCCATGGCCTTCCCCATGGGGCAGTTCAGGTCTGACGTTTCCACTGGGCACATTCCCATGTACCCATGGACGATCATGGCTAGGGACTTCACCAGCCAGTTCGCCTACCTACTGGGCAACATCCCGGATGTTCGAGGTATTGACATGTTCAATTTTGCGCCAGGTCAGGAGGTAACGATTGGATCCGATGTCTGGATCGTGTTCCCGCAGGTACGTCGCACTGAGGACAACGTCGTCGGCCGTACATACTACGCGGGCACGGCGTACAAGAAGGTCACCGCCTGATGGCTGATTTCGTAGGGGCACCTTCGCAGCCGCTCCTTAGCTACTTCGTAGGGTCGGATGGAAGTGCGGCCAAAGCCTACGGCCGCGATGTACCTTCGTTCGTCGTAGATGACCAGTGGCCCACTAACGAGTTCTTCGCGAACCTCGCAGCTGGTCCCGGCAAGACGAATTTCGTGGTAGGGAATGAGTTCATTGGAATCTTCGATGACCAGTCTGTGGGTAAGGATTTCTATGACAACTTCCACGTCATCCCGAGGTCCTTCGACTTTGGTAACATCCTCTCCACTCAAACGTCTCCACTGCTGGTGTTCTCGGGATACCGCAAGGAGTTCCGTACCTGGTCCAGCTTCACGAACAACGCGGGTGCGGGCACCGAGCTGATTGACATCCCAACGCTCCCCGCCGACATGAATCCGATGGCCGGATATGCGATGACCCTCGAGGTCAGCACGTCAGGTAATCCTTCGGTGGATGACGACCTTGGATTCGTCTTCGACTTCGGCGGAAGCGCGATCAACGTACCCATAGTGCTGAACCGGATTGTGTTGTTCCCAGTACGTCCTGAGATCCCGTACACGGAACGCTTGTCCTTCAAGACTGACCTACTGGGTGTTGAGTCCGGGAAGGAGCAGAGGGTTCGTTTGCGGAAGAATCCTCGGCAGTTCTTCAACTGGAAAGTCAGAGCTGACGATGGCACGTTTGATAAGAACAGGCTCGACACGCTGATGTTTGACTGGCAGGCTAGGACCTGGGGAGTACCCATCTGGCATGAGGCTACATTCCTCACGGTGGCTGCAGCTGCAGCTACGTTGACCATCAACGTAGACAGTACTGCGGATGCGGACTACCGTGTAGGTGGTCTGGTGATGATCTTCGATACTGCATCTCTCTTTGATGTACAGACTGTCTCCAGCTTGACGTCCAACACTATCACGCTCAATAACGCTATCCTGGGGGACTATCCGGTAGGAGCTACCGTTACACCATTGAGGACAGGCAACCTTACTCCCTCCGTCAACGCGACTCGCTTTATCTCTGCAGATCAGGAACTGTCCCTCACGTTCCGTATCATCGACAATGATGCAAACCTGGGTGACCTAACTGGGCAGGGAACATACAACAGCAAGGTGCTACTGGATACATGTAACGTCATCCGCGGAAGTAGCCTGTCGGAGACGTATCAGCAGGCGATCATCGTAATGGACGGAGGCGTGGGCCTCACCTCGCAGGAGAGCCCATGGAGTAATGGGAAGCGAGCTACCACGTTGACAATGCGCGCGAACACTCGCGCGGAAGTTTGGGACCTCCGGCAACTTCTTCATTCCCTGGGTGGTCGGCAGATCTCGTTCTATGTGCCCACGTTCGGGAAGGACATGCAGGCCAGCCAGGCTCTAGCCTCCGCCAGTCAGGACCTACTGATTGACAACATCGGCTACACGCAGTTCATCCGCAACCGTCAGCCTCGAAACCACATTTGGGTGCGGCTCCTGGATGGGACGATCATCACGCGCGAGATCACCAGCTCCACGGAAACCACCTCTGCAGTTGAGACGCTCGCCCTGGATAGTACCTGGGGACAGGACATTGCTATTGCGGATATTGATCGAATCAGTTATCTTGAAGAGGTCCGATTCAACAGCGATGAAATCACCATCGAATATTCTCTTGGCGAGCGTCAAGTGTATGTTACTGCACCTGTGATCTCAACCTTCAACTAGACCCCCATGACATACGACGCATTTGAATCTTCCCAAGAGGGAAGCCAACCAGTTGAGCTGTACACGTTCACGTTGGGATCTACCGTATTTCGGTGGACCTCCGCGGAGGACGATATCACCGAGGGTGCCAATGTATTCACCGCTATCCCTATCCAGCGTGGTACGGTGAAGAGTGGAGGGCCTGATACTCGTAAGGAGAATCTGGTCATCACAGTGGCCGGAGATAACGCTGTCGCAAAGCAGTACATCAACAGCGTTCCAGGTGTTGCGGGGATTGTCAAGATCGAGCGCATTCAGCGTCCCGACGGACCTACGTATGAAGTAGTGACAATCTTCAACGGAAAGATCGCATCCGTCGCCTTTTCCAAGGCGGGACGTGAAGCTCAGATGAAGATTGAGCCACTGGTAACTGCCCAGTCGCAGCCGCTCCCCAATCACACGTATCAGGGTCTGTGTAATCATGTACTGTACGATGACTTCTGCCAGGTAGATGACACGGATGCAGCCTTCCGCCTCACTGGTGCAGTTACTGCTGTCAGTGGTATCACGATCACTGTAACAGGTGCGGATGCAAACGGAGATGACTATTACACTGGAGGCTTCGTGGAGATCAGTGGTTCAAGTGATCGGCGTCTCATCATCGACCAGACGGGAACCGTACTTACTCTACATCTTCCGTTTACAGTTTCGCCTATCAGTACAAATGTACTCGTCTTTGCTGGATGTGATCACGCAGTCAGTACATGTAAGACCAAGTTCAACAACGTAGTCAACTTCGGTGGGTTTGCCTGGGTACCAAGTAAGAACGTCTTCCAGACGGGGATCCGAATCTAATGAAGCTCACCAAGTTCCAGACTGCCAAGCTCAGGTGGGGGAAAGATTCCGACCGCAAGGCTGGCTTCTGGATGACGCTCCTGTTCCAGGTCGTCCTGTTTGTTGCGGTAGAACTGCTACGACCCAAACCAGAATTCGAGGACGCCAAGCCTGCGGGATTGGGCGACTTCACAATCCCAACCGCGACGGAAGGTCGGGTGGTCCCCCTGATGTGGGGAACCGTCCGTGTCGATGGACCTAACTCCATCTGGCATGGAGACCTCCGGCAGGATGCGATCGTCGAGAAAGTCAAGACCGGGATGTTCTCCAGTGAGGAAGTTGTCCAAGGGTACGAGTATCGGCTGGGACTGCAGTTTGCAATCTCTCGTGGGCCTGTAGACAAGATCATTGGCCTCTGGATTGGCGATGACAAGGTGTGGACAGGCGACATCGCCCATGGTGCCACGTTCACAGTCGACGACCCTGAGCTGTTCGGGGGGAAGGACCGAGGCAACGGTGGCTTCAAGGGCACCTTCGAGTTCTTCTCGGGGGCCGCGACCCAGGCTGCCTCCACGTACCTGTCCGCCTTCAAGCAGCAGGGTGGAGACACTCCCGCAAACAGGGGGACGTGCTATCTGGCGCCCAGCGCAGAACCGTTCTATGTGGGCAACTCAACTTCCCTCAAGCCCTGGAAGTTCGAACTGCAGCGGATCCCAAACCAGCTTGGTGCGGTAGGTGGGGTCGAGGTGGTGAACCTCCTAGACGCCAACCCTGCGTGCGTGGCCTACGAGATCATGACCAACTCCGAATGGGGCCTTGGATATGCCGCTTCGGATATCGATACAGATAGCTTCAAGGCTGCGGCTGTCACGCTTGAGGATGAAGGTAATGGGTTCTCCATGCTCCTCACCACTGCCAAAGAGGCATCGGGCATCGTCCGCCTGCTTGAGGACCAGATGGATGGTCTTATCCGATTCAACCAGTCATCGGCCAAGTGGGAAATCAAGCTGGCCCGAGCGGACTACACGCCGGGAACGATGACCGAGATCGATGAGGATAACCTTGTGGAGCTGGTCAACTTTGGGCGTGGCTCATGGGAAGGTACGTCGAACCATGTACGGGTGAAATTCGTCGACCGCGCGGATGAGTACAAGTCCACGTATGCGATGGCGCAGGACACGGCCAACGTTCGTATCCAGGGTGTGTCCCTGTCGGTCACCAAGAATTTCCCAGGGGTCATGAACCGTACCACGGCCAATGCCCTGGCGTGGAGAGACTTGCGCACCCTCAGCTATCCGCTGGCCAAAGCTTCGCTGGTCGTGAATCGTACGTTCTGGGACAAGCTTCCTGGGGACGTGATCGAGTTCACGCATGCGTACCTGGGTATCACTCGGCTGCCCATGCGGATTACATCCATGGACCTCGGGGAGTTGGAGAATAACCGTATCCGGTTGGAGGTTGTGCAGGATGTATTCTACACCGCCACCCCGAGCTTCTCTGATCCGACCAGTACCAATTGGGTCACGCCCCCGGAGACGCTGGTGCAGTTCAGCTCGCAGCGTGCGTTTGAGTCTCCCAGGGCGATCGTCAGGCGCGACCCGGCCACCAGTGGCGCACTACTGAGTACCGTCATGGCTGCAGCCCGCCTGGCGGGTTCTGAGATCTCGTTCGATATCCGAGAACGCCACTCCGCCGGAGCAACCGCAGGTGCATACACCACCATCGGTAGCGTCACGCAGTTCGTCAAGGTGGGCCAGCTCTCGGGGGCACTCGCGATCGGAAGCGCATATCCGCTGGGGACACTAACTGTCTCCTCCACACCTGACACGCAGGCAGCAATCCTGGGATCATTCGGAATCCCCTCAGGTACGGAGGAGCTGGGCACTACACTTATGAACCTCGTGCTTGTTGGCGAAGAGTTCATGCTAGTGGAGACCGCTGTTGCATCTGCCGCGAATGTGAACTTATCAAATGTGTACAGAGGCGTATTGGATAGCGTACAGGCTACTCACGCAGATGCTACAGATGTCTACATCCTTATGGCTGGAGCTGGTACTACTGACGCTCTTCCCGAAACTGATAATGTAGACATCAAGCTGATCCCTGTGGCGTTCTCCTCAGAACTTGCCGAGGCATCCGCGACCACCATTTCGTTCGCAATGGACAAACGAGTGCGTCGCCCATATCCGCCCAGCTTCCTGTCCTTGAATGGGACTGCATGGGACACCACCAACGTCAGCCTGGAGGGTACGGGTACAGTCGCTGAGGATTATGGGGTGGCGTGTATCCTCCGCAGACGGGACTATCGTGTGGCCGATGGCGGTAACGAAATCCTTGGACTGGCTACGGACGCTGAAAGTCTGGACGCCAGCTATCCGGCTGCCCAGGTAACGGACCATGATCTCGAGGTACGTCACGACCCGACAGGCACCAACGACCTGGTACTCAACGCGACGGCAGCAGGTACGAGCTACACCTTACTTCGGCTTGAAATCCTCCAAGGACTGGGAGGCGCGGTACCTACTGGGGCTCTCGAGCTCAGCTGGGCTGCCAGCCATACGGACGGCGGCGAGGTGCTGACTTCCCGTCAATCCTTGGTCCTTACCTCGGATATCACTTCGGTGCTGGAGGGGCAGTTCGAGTTCGGGCTCCTAAGCATCAACGAGACCTCGGCGCAATATACCGCCACGGTCACAGGGACCTACGCTTTTACGCTATCCACTTCTTTCTCTGTGGGCCTTGTTCAGTATAGACTAAATGGGGGTGGATGGCTCACCCTGCTGGCTGCGGGTGCTACGACGAACAGCTTCGCCGCAACCGCCACTGATACGATCGAAGTCAGGCACACGTCCTCTGACTCTGGAATCCTCAAGCAACTCGACATGAATGCTCCCGGAGCAGGGCAGGATGGCTTCGCCGTCCTGGAAAACTGATATGACCGACGAAGAAATGAGAGCAATGATCCGAGAAGAACTTTCTGAACTCACGCAGTACACCTCGGTGGGCGTGGAGGAAGCGGTACGAATTGCTGTCACCACGACTTTGATCACTCTCGGAATGGATGCCAGTAATCCGCTGGCCCTTCAGCAGGACATGGCATTCATACGGGAACTCCGGGACACAAGCGAGAAAATCAAGTCGCGTGGGCTTCTGGTTCTGATCGGAATCATGATCACTGGGCTTGCAGCAACGATCTGGCTAGGAATGAAGGCGTCCTTAGGGCAGGGATAGTAGTCGTAAGTCCCTGTGCTGCAGGGAGTACTGCCCATCCCACTAGAACTAGACTTCTGCGGTGACACCGTGGTAACGGGGACACCCTCCTGCTTCTACTACCCCTCCTAGTAGTTCTAGTAGAGTAGTAAGGTAGTGGAGAGGGTGGCGGTGATGTGACTTTGGGCAACTGTTGGATGGGGGTCCAATGGTGGTGAGGTGGGGGACTCGGTGCTTCGGTGTCGGGTCCTCCTTTTTCGTAGAAGATCCACTCCCCACCCGCCTGGGCAGGTATACTGAAAGTGCGAGCAGGGTGTTATGGGTTGGCTT